CCAAGGTCGAACCGGGCGCAGGCTATCCGATCGGTGACGATGGCAGCGTTCGGTTGCCCGGCCAAGACTGGACGATGATCGCTCAGGGAAAGTTCGGCTGGCGATACCCTTCGATGCACCAAGTTCTCTAAACCACCGGGACATGAAGCGAGTCAAAGTCCCAGCCGGTTTCGTTCTGGCTGACCATTTGGAAGGTCTGGTACTGGTATTTTCCTTTGCTCGCCTCGCAGAAAAAGAACCAATGAACGAGGGTGGGGAAGCCCGAATAGACGACGCTGAACAGCAACACCTGCTGGCTTTCGATCGCCAGGCGATGCGAGGTCAACCCCTCCGCGAGGTTGGTGGCGGTCACGATCTCCCCCAACCCAGGCTGCGTTTCATCCTCCAATTCCAGCGCATCCCCCGCGGCGAGCGTCGCCTTGGGGCGCTGGGGGATGACCCAGTATCGATTCTTCGTCGTGTCATCCGCCTGACCGCCCGGCCCGGTCGCCACAACCAGCCCCAGCACTCCTTCATCCACCCTGACGCCGGGGATATGTGTCGGCCTGCGATTGTTCATGAAGTCGGCGCGGAGCTGGTCCAGCACCTCGATCGGGTGGTTGAGGTTTTCGGCGGAGAGTTCCGCCAGCGGAGGGTTGCCCCTGACGAAGCGGCGGAGGGGTCGGTTGTCGGGGGTCATCAGGCTTTGCCCTCGATGGCCGAGACGAGGTCCATCTTGTCGAAATCGGCTTCAAAATAGAGCTTATCGACGAGCCAGCCATTGCCCAGGATCTTCCCCTTCAAATACTCGCCCTTGAGCGGGTCAACATCGTTGGGAGTGCGCCCGGTTTTGGTGTCCACGAACAGTAATAGCGGGTCCCATCCCGGACCGTCTGGAGGTAACGGTCGCTTGCGAAATCGGTAGGTTGTTAACCAGTTGAAGCGGGCCTTGCCCGTCACCACCTTTTGATCTTTCAGGTCCGCGAGGTTGGTCGGAATCGGTGACTCGACGTGCCCCGTGATCGACTCGCATAGCCATTCGCGGGGCTTACCCCCCTGCCAGTCTTTCGCGTTGAGCTTGCGGGCATACAGCTTGGCCTTGGCGTCGGGACTTTCGTTTTCGAGGTAGGTGATCTCCAGCGTTGTTTCCGGCAAGAGATATGGAGCCACCGCGTAGTTGTAGTCCCATCCATTTTTCTCGACGGGTGGTGATGGAAAGGGCGTACCAGCGCCAACCGGCGTCGTATCGCGCCCGGTGCGGCTGGACTGGGGGGGCTTATATCCCACGATCATGAGCGCGGCGTCTCGATTGCGGTTGGTTGTAGTATTGATGCTGACGCCGTTGTAAACCACATCCAGCAGGCGGCGGCGCACCTTGACGTAGTAGATGGCGATGCGTATCCCGGTGCGACTCCCGCTGACCGGCCGCACGTTGACGCGTCGCACCACCAGATCCGCCAACTTCGGGTGTGGCTGGCCGGCGGAGGGGATGGAGATGCCGTTGTCCTGCGCCTCCAATGCCTTTTGCGAGATATCGGTATCGGAGGTCAGCCCATCCACGCGGAAGCCGCGCGCGAGCATGCCGCTTTTGTCGTCCTCTTCGTACTCATGGGGCGCAACGAGATCGGGTATGATGGAAATGGCCATAGGGGATGGGTTAGGGGTGGCGCGAGGCGAGGGTGGGACTTAATTGAGGCCGAGCAACTTGCTGTCGAAGCGTTCAAGGATGTCCAGAATGCGGGCGAGGGTGATTTCGGATTGAGATCCCGCGTCAGTTTGATTCTCGTTGATGCCGTCCACCCCATTCCCCATATGCAGGCCTAGGTCGCGGGCACGTGCCGATCCCAAGGCCGGGTCTGATCGCATGGTCAACGCCCCGATCTTCCCCAATGCAGAATCGGTCATTCCCGCTGCGCGGAGACGAGCCTGTGTTTCGGGATTCAGGTTGTATGGATCGCCAAACAAATCCGTGGCGATGTTGGTCACCGCCGCCATGCCCCCGCCGCGCACTTCCAGACCGGCGCGGAAAGCGCGAAGCGAGGCAACGCCTTCCAGCATCGCGCGATTCTTCCCCTCCCTGGACGTGGCGCGACGGATGCTCGACTCAACGCCGCGGATATTCCCCAGTGCATCCTCATCGTCCAGATGCAGCCCGCGATTCTGCACCCGCATCTCACTCAGGCCGATACGGGTATCGCTATCGAACCTAAGCAGTTGCATCCGCGTGCCGCCCAGCTTGGCGAGGTTGCTGATCTCCAAATCTTTTCCGGCAAGAAGTCCCGCCGTACGTGCGCGGACGGCCGCCGCTGCCCCAATGCCCTTGCCGTTGAAAAAGGCGTCCACCTTTTGCGCGCGTTCGAGCGACTGATCTCCCTCGATTTCGATCTTCTCGCGCTCGCGCACCAGATCGATGTGCGCCTTGACCGTCTCGGCTCTGGCGATGGAGAACTGGTCCCCGCCCACCTGCGCCGACGCCACGCCGAAGCCTTCCAATGCCAGCCGGGTTTTGATCTTCTCGTTCAGAGCCTCGCTCGCACCGGTGAGCTTGTCGAAGGCGCTGAACAGACTGCCGATGACTGGGATGGAGGCCAGCCCTTGAAGCGTGCCGAGCTTGCCCTGCGCGCTGAGCACTGGATCGCTGGACATGCTCAGGCCGACACCTCGACCGGTATCGAGCGCGGCATTGGCCAATTGACCCGTGAAGTGGGCGGCGTATCCAAAAGCCCCGCCGCGCAAAAGTCCGCGAAGGCTTCCTAGCCCGCTTCCCGGCTTATCCTCATCCTCCTCTGGCCCAAACAGCCGCTCGCGCACCTGCGCCTTCAACGTCTCGCGGCGCATACGGCGAATCTCATCGGCGGCCCCAGCGCGGATGGCCGATTCCCGCTGACTGAAACGCCCTCGCACCGCCGGGCCATGAATGCCAACATCCTCCGGCTCTTCGATATATTCATACGGCTTCCCAAAGATTGCCTCCCGCGCAGCCTTCATCGTCTCGTCGGCTCGCGCCCTCGCTGTATCATTGCGAACCCCGCGAAGGATTGCGGCCTGCGCGCCACGAAACTGCGCATCGCGAGTACCAAATCTCCCTCGCACGGACGGTCCATATGAACCGAATCCCTGATCGAAATTAGGCGGTTCCTGATAGACGGGCCGCTGCGCCAGCCCCAGGTTCCCCGCCTCCGCCTGCACCTGCACCTTGACGATCTCATTCGTCAGTTGTGACCGCAGCTTGCCCAGCGCCCGCTTCACCGCGGTCTGCTCGAAATCAATCTCCGGCTTGAGCTTCAACCCCTCGCTGATCTGCTTGATCCGCGCGTTCAGCGTGGGAATGGCGGCGCGCAACGTCTCCACGTCCACGCCCACGCCTAAAACTATGCCGCTTCCACCAATGCGGGCGCTGCTAAGAGGTGCCACCATCTCTAAACTCCTAATCCGGTGTAGCGGTACGGTTCGATCACGACATCGGGCGGGCCTTCGGACTCCGCGTCGTCGAGATACTTGAGCCGGGCGCGGAACTCCCCGAAGGAAATCGCGTAGGCGTCCGCGACTTGCGAAAATCCCGCTTCTACGCGGAAGCGGAGCGCGGCCCAGTCGGTTCCCCGCCCACCGTCACCGACGGTGAAACCGTCGAGTAGGTCAGCGGGGCCTGCGGGTTTGGGAGGTCGGGCCCGCCATCGCCGTAGGTGGCGGATTTGCTGGCGGAGTCCACCACTTCGTTCGCCGGGGTTGGGCTGATCCCGAACGGCTCCAGCAACCGCCAGCACACCTCATCGATCGTGCCGCGCGGCAATTCCGGCATCATCGTCGCGGCGTTGGCCGTGGCGTAGGCGCGTTTGACGATGTTCGCGCCCGCCTCGGGCGCTTCCTTCAAAAACTCCAGGAACGCCTCCATCGGGTCCCGGTTGCGATGGTGCTTGTCGAAGCCGTTCAGCTCCGCTGCGATCTCGAATTTCTCCAGACCGGAGGACCTGAGATTCTCCAGCACGTCGGCCTTGAGCCGTTTGCGGTAGAGTGGGACGAACCCGTTAGCCTCGGGCTTGGCCGGGTCCCCGAACACGTCGTAGAGGGAGAGGTGCGCGAAACGATGTTCAGCGCCGTCCCCCGTGGTATGGGTGAAGGTGTCCAATTGCGTTTCCTATCCGTGAAAAGGGGCGCGTAAAACCCCCGGCTCGCACGCGCGAGCGCGGGGGACGCGCAAGATTGCGTTAGGCGAACGACGTGGTGTTGCTGCCGGCGTTCTGGAGACGCCAGGTGCAGCCGACCGCCCCGCGCGTGCGGGCGTGGCTGATGCTGAGTCCGGCCATGATGTAGAGGCCGGCGCAGGTACAGGACGTATCGATCGTCACCGTGCAGGATGCGCCCGCCGAGGTCATGGTGCCCATGCCGGGGTTGAATGCCCCGGATTGGACGAAGCCGTTGACCGTCACGTTCTGGACGGGCGTGCCCGAACCGAGGAAGGCGCCATAGCTGCCGTTATTCGTTCCATAGGACGAGACGTTTTCCACGTCCTGACTTTCATCCAGGGTAAAGCTTTGAAACACGCCCGCTCCGCTGGGGAGCGTGATGTTGCCGTTTTTCGGATTCGCGAGTGCCATAGAGGATGCTCCTTTGAGCGAGTGGGGGTGCGGGGGGCGCGAGGAACTGGTTCATCTCGCGCTGCCAGGGAGTGGCCACATACTTCTGTGGCACGGGTTTACGTTGGAAAGCCTCGCCGATTTTTTCAGTGAGTTCGGCAGTGAACGATGAGTAATCGAGGAAGGGGAAGAGCTGCTTGACCACGACCAGAAGTTGATCCTTGGTCGCGATCCCCGGCCCGCCATCCGTGAAGATGATCACGGCGCTGCCGGTGTTGGGGTCCTTGGCGGTCCAGTGCCACCAGTGGAGATATTTGCCGTTGACGAGGGGCATTACTTCTTCGAGCCGTCGTCGGCGGACGTTAGCTTGGCCCCAGGGAACTTGGCTTCGAGATGTTTCTTGACATCGGCCTCGGTCTGCACCGCGTCGCCGTCAATCGTCATCTCGCGTTCCACTTCGCCAAGTTTGAACTTGACCTGCCAATGCTTGAGTTCCATCAGATGCTCCAAAAGGGGTGTTAAGAAATCGAATATTGATAGTCCACGACCGATTCAAACTCCGTCGCGCCCGCCGAGTTTTGCGGGAGATACATCGTCGTCACCGGGTCCCCCAGCCGCGTCACGTTGTTCACGCGCCCCGAGGTAAGGGTAAGAATTGCTTCGTCGAATGCAGTCATGACCTTTTCGATATTGGCGATGGCCATCGCCCGCCCCACCGCCACCGATTTGAAGCGGTAGATCGGTTCGCTGAACAGCACGCCGCCGTACTTGCTGGTCATGGGTGCGGCGAGCTGCTGAATGACGAGGTACGGTTGCACCGCCCCCTCAGCCGCCATGTCCCAGAACACCGCCCATGTAGTTCCATCGCCGCGCAGGTTCCCCGTAAATGCGGTGGTGAGTGCGGAAGTAGCCGCACCCTTCGCGTTGATGGCGGCTTCTAAGGTGTTCATCCGCCGCCGCCTTCCAGGATGTCAATGATCCCCGGCAATGCCTTGTAGGTGGCGCGGAGCAGGAACGGGTTGGCCCGCTGCTTCACGGTGCCAAACTCGTTGAACGCCGAATAAAACTTATCGACGTAGACGTAATAACCCGAGCCATCCGGCTTCACGAAGTATCGGATGCTCTTCGCCAGCTCCAGCGTTTTCTTCGGGGCCTCGTCGTAGATCATGCGCGTGTGGTATTCCGCCGCATCCGACAATCGCGGAAGGATCTCCGCCAGCGCCGTTTGCACGATCTCCTCTTCGTCGAGCACCACTTGTGGGCCGTCGTTATTCAAAGCTCACCTGGCTCCCCGGATTGCGTATCAGCGTGGTCCATGAGAAGTGGCCGGGGTTGGCCTTGTTGGTCAGAATCCGCCCGTTGCCGTTTATGGTCAGGGCCGTGACCGAGAGGTTCGCGGGGTTGCGCGTGAGGTCCAGCGTGAAGTTGTCGTTGAGCGTCAACGCGCCCGTGATCGTGTCCCCGGCGCTGGCCTTGCGCAGGTCGAAGGTCAGCGTGCCGCCGATCGTGAGGTTGGCGATGGTGCCCGCCCCGGTAATCCTGCAATCGCCAGAGGATTGCGTGATCACCCCCGCCGCCGCGCCACTGGTCAGGTTCAGCGTCCCGCCCGATTGGAAGATGTTGGTCCAGGTCAGTCCCGCGCCACCGTTGAGCACCCCGCCGGTCTGGTTGATGGTCGCGAGCGTCGCCACTTCCGCCGCGTCCGAAGTCGCCAGTCCGGTCGTGCCGCCCAAGACGTAAATGACGTTCGAGGCATGGGTCCCGATGATCCGCAGCGGCTCCAGCCCGCTGTCCGCCGATGATTGCGAGGTGTTCAGAACCGTGATCGTCGTCTGCACACTTCCGAAGTCATGCTTCCAACGGTTCGGTCCACTGCCGGTGACGCTGGTGTTGTTCCCCGCCGCCCCGAAGGTCGCCACCGTCGCCGGCTGGATCAGGTGCGAGCGCTTGCGCACCAGGATGGTGCCCGTCGCCGGGGTGGTCGGCGTGTTGGCGACGGTGTAGTCGAAGGTGTCGGCGGTGACGTTGCTGATCGTCGCGTTGATGTTGTAGTCGGTCTGCACCGCCCCCGAAACCAGCACCACGTCGCCGTTGCTGTAGCCGTGCGCCGTGCTGGTCGCGGTGGCCGTGGTGGACGTGCGGGTGATGCCAGACACGCTCTTGACCAGTTGATTCGTCAGCCCCGACGTGCCCGTGTAGGTCATCGGGACGGCCAGGCTCGCCAGGGTCGCGGTGTTGAGCAGGCCCAGGTCCACGGTGGCGGATGAGTTGGCGGCCACCGCGTCCTGCGAGGTCGTGGGGGCGAGCAGCAGGGACCAGTTGGCGGCGGTCTGCCAGTTGATGCTGCCGGCGGCGGTTTGGAGGGAATTATATGCGATGGGACACCTGCTGGGTTATGATGGGGGGATGAGCGAACGTGAATGGCTGCGCGTGGTTCAGCAAACCTTGATTTTGAACGCTGGTAAAATGCTTACCGATCCATCGCTTTCAATGCTTGAGTCGGTCGAGGAACAAACCCACATGGAATCGATCCGGGAACACATCCGAGAACTGTACGATCTGGTTTCCGCGAAAATACAAAGCCAGCCACCAAAATCGTCCAGCATTTCACCGTTGGGGGACTTAGGGAGCTGACGCGAATCGATGTACCATCGCGGGAAAGTTGAACAAGCCATGATCGAGCCGGAATTCGTGGTTGTGCTGCTCAGGATTGGCGATCGCACTTGGGAGTTCGATATGCCCAAGGACATGCCCAAATTCTATTTCGATTATTTGGAGGAATTTCCGCGTTTGATCGGGATTGGCTGGGATGGCATTTCAATTATAGTCAGGCCCAATTCGTCCGCCGCCGATCATGGGAAAATTGACTTCACCAAAGTTGTCCTACCCGAACCAGATCCGGCATACCTGGAATGCCCATATGGGGAGGGATTCGTCTCAAAGGACTCGAAAGAAATCACGATAATCACGACTAAGGGGATGCTGAAACTCGGTAGCGCCTAAGCCGTCCGTCGCTCACAGCGGATGAGCCACTGCGTTGCCCGTTCGTCTCAACAACCGCTCCACCTTCAGCACGCCCCGCGCAAACGTCCGCTTAATGTGCCCACCCTCCACGATGGACCTGCCATCACGCTTAACGATCATCCCCACAAATCCCGTCGCCTCGTTCAACGCAAAGCACTGGTTGGTGATGTCCTCGCCATCGAGGAAAACCTTGCTGATCTTCGGAGAATTGAAGCCGTTCTGGTTTTGACTCGCAAATTCAATCACGATGTCCGCCGATCGCAGTGCATGACGTACAGCGGACGCCCCAGCAGCCGCGTGTTGCTGTAAGGCTCCAACCCCTTGACGATGTAGTACACACCAGCCACATTGATCCGGTCCGCCGGTTTCGCGCCAAGGTCGGTGTCCGTACAAATCGCGTGCGACACCGCGATCTGCCGCTGTGCATAATCCGTCGCCACCGCAGTATCGAGCGGCCAGATCGAGCATTTGAACGACGCCAGCACCGTCGTCCAGTTCGCGACCGGACCGCCGTTGGCGTCGGTGGTGGGAACGTTCCGCTCGTGCGTTGCGGTCGTATCCATCATCGCGCGAAAGATGCCGCGGAGTGCCATGTGTCACGCCTCCCCGATAAGGCTCGACTGGTCGATGTACCCCTTCAACTGCTCGCGGATGTCGTCGATCTCCGACTGGTCCAGCTTTAAAAGGCCGGGACCCAAACGTACCTCCGTGATCCCACGCCCGAACTGCCCCTCGAAATACTTGTCCGCCACGATCTCATTGCAGAGCAGGTTAACGTCGGCGGGGATCGTCTCAAACCCGCCGCGCCACTCCGCGAGGATGTATTGGAACGCGCGCGGCATCCGTGGGTGAACGTGATAGTGGGACCAATAGGGCGAGGCTCCGCCGCTGTAGGCGTTGAATTGGATCGTCCCATTGTCGTAGTTCACGCTGAACGTGTAATCGTTGAGATCCGGATAAGTCAGCGTCACCGTGCGCCCCTTGGCGTCCTCGCTCCCCGAGGGGTGCAGGTCCAGGCTTGGTTGGTTGATGAGCGTCGTCGCCGACCACCCGCTGATGAGGTTCGCCGCCGTCACCAACGCCGAAACACTGCCGTAGGTGGTAAACGGCAGGTCCGTCGAGGTCTTCACGCCGCTGGTGTTGTAGGAGATCAGCCGCAATCCCCCCGCGTCGGCGGTTTCGGGATCGCGGTAAACGCCGGCGTTGGCGCGGATGCCACTGCCGGTATAGGTCAGACTCATCGCGTTGGCCGAACCGAATGCGATCCGCGGCGAACCTTGCACCGGATATTGCGGCAGGCGCAATTCGCGCTGCCGGTTGCCATTGAGCCACTTGCGGTAGTCGCGGGCCTTGAAGTTGCGGCCGGTCACGCGCTCGATCAGGGCGGAGACTTGGTTAATCAATTCGCTGAGGATGGTGTCGCTCGATGAGTCGTCAATTTCGAGACGCCGCTTAACGCTCGCCAGAGTCGTCAAGGCATAGGGAGAAATCGAAACGCTCGACGTGGTCGTGAGCGCGTCGCCATCCCAATGCTGGACGGGGGATTTGAGCAGAAGATCGTCCGTTGCCGGGGATGCGCCCGCACGCTCGTAGAAGAACAGTTCGTAGTCGCCGGCGGCAATGGCGGTGGGGAAGTCGCCCGTATAAAGGTCGCCACCCTGATCGGTGAGCGAGACTGAGTATTGCCCCAGCAAGAGATTCACATCCGAACGCACCTCCCATGCGGAGTTGGTCACGCTCCAGACGTAGCCGTCTGCTGATGGCCTACGAATGACAACGTAAAGGTTGGCACCTGCGCCGGGGTAGGATGTAGAAATCTCGCGGGCCATCAGGCGACGCCTTTCCGCTTAACGCGCTCCATCCGCACCATCTTGTCGGCGGGCGACTCAGTCAAAGCCTTCGCCGGATCGCTCACCGGCGCATAAGGCTCGGCCACCCGAACTATGCGCTTGTAGTCCAGCATCGTCTGGATCATGCCGGCGCCGTAGGTGTCAGGCACGGGGTCGCCGATGTTGTGCGGGGGATAGGGACGAAGAAATTTGTATTGGGGTCGCTGGGTCATTGTGCTGTTTCCTTGATAGAGGCCACTCCGAATCGAAAATCATGAATCGCTCCCTCGCGCGTGTGCCGCGATTGGGTTGTCGTCGAGTAAAGTTCCACGCCATACTGCTCGGCAATGCGGGTCCATTCGCTATAGGCAACCCGCGTCGGGCCGGTCACGAATGAGTCGATTGTGGATGGCTTCGCCTTCATCCACGCGATAAACCGGTCCATCAGAACCGTGTCGTAAACAAACGTTGGCATCTGCGTTTCCTTTCAGTCTGTTTCCTTGCGTGGCCAGCATCCCGGCTGGCCTAATCCCCTGCCGGGCGGTCAGGCCCGACAGAGGAGGGATGGGGGAGGAAACGCCCCGGTTGGCGCATGCGCCATGGTTCAGTTGCACCACTTCCTGAATGCCCGCTTCCCCACTTCGTAGAGTCGTTGGTCTGTGGTCGCGAAGAACAGCCCCCGCTCGGTGCGCTCGCCTTCCCGCTTCACGCAATCTTCGATGCACCCATACCACCGTTCGCCGTGATAGCCGGGCAGTGACTTGATCGCCGCCTTGAGATTCCGCGACCCCTCGCACTTCTCGTAGCCCGCCGCCGTCGCGTTGGTGTCGTGCGCCATGATGCACAGCGGGCGGCGCGTCAGCAGCAGTTCAGTCTCTTTCGCCACCGGCTCCGCATCGTGATAGGCATCCACCAGCACGAAGTCGAAATGCTCGAACGACGCCAGCACGTCCCACGACGGATCTTTCGTCACCCGTACACGGTCGGGGCTTTTGCAATTCCGCACCACGTCCCAAAGACTCGCGCGGGGATAGATGTCGCAAAACGTAGCGGTCATCGGCGACCCCACATTGATCGCCTCGACAAACGCGGTGCTGGACGCGCCGTTGTACGACCCCAGTTCGAGCGCGGCCTGAAACGGCCACGCCGCCAGGATGTCGAAGATGATCCCGACGTGGCGCGGGTCCATCGCGCCCGCGGGGTCGGCGTAACAGCCTGAATAGTTGCCAACGAAGGGGTACGGGGTCACGCCTTCCTCCCTGACTCCGCATATTTGATGATCGCATCAGGCTTCGATTGGCTCGCGGTGAACTCTGCGAACGACAAAGGTACGTCACCGTAGTCGTGCCAGATTTTAATTGGCCCGAACCACGTCTTGTGCCATAGCGGGCGGAAATTCCAGTTCATCGGAAGCGTGTAAGGGTTGGTGCCCGTCTGCTCCATCGCCATCGCGAACCCAGCCTGATCGTTTAGCGGCATCCGCTGTACCCCCGATGCCGCGTGGAACAGGATGGACGAATCGACCGTGCGATTGAGCACTTGCCATCGGTCGAAAAACGGTTGAGCGGCGTGCGTAAAAAAGACGATGCCCGCGTTGTACTCAACCATGTCCCCGGAACAGCACTTGTACCGCCGCGCCCATGGGGCTTCGCAAATGCAAACGGCCAGTCCGTGTTTCGCCGCCTTCTCAAATCCGAAATCCAGTCTGCCCATGACCACCGTGTCGGCGTCAAGGAACAGCGTCTCGTCATACGGCGTCAAGTCGCACATCGCCGCCTTGTCGAGCAGCGTCGATTCCCTGGGGAGTCGGACGACGTGGTACGGCAGTTCGGGGTGGAAGATGCTTAGCGAGTCAATCGACCGCGCCAACATCATTTCGGTACGGGATTCGTAGCCTTCCCAGACGATGTACAACGCGCCTCGGGAGCCGGTGGTGTAGGATTGGCTCATGCCCGCACCTCCCCCTTCGTGCGCTGACGCCATTTTACATAATGAGTGTGGACCGGCTTGAGGTTCTCGTCGAATTCACTGACAAGAGGTTGCAGGTGTCCAATCGAAACCTTCGGATCTACGTACAGCGTCTTGTTAAAGGCACCCCATTTCCGCCAGAAAAATATGTCCGAGTCCACTCGCCCCATCGTCTTGTAGCTGCCATTGTCATCCGGCAGGCCAAGGAACCACGGTTTGGGAACCTCTTTGAGCGCGTCCAGGCGAATCAGCGTCATGCCGAAGTGCGCCGTATCGGCGCGGATCGGCTCGTCGGTCACCTCCACCTCGCTCTGCCCGTTGAACGTCATCAACGGCAACTCTTCCGTGCTCCGCTTGCACTGGAGAGCGGCCAAGGCGTCGATGTCACCGCGCCGACCAAACCGTGCGATCAGGTCGGACAGGTTTTCCGGCGTCATGATGGAGTCATAATCCAGCGTGAGCCCCCAATCGACGCCATCGGCAATGAGGTCTTCCAGCAGATTGGAGATCATGTTCCCCCAAAACGCGCCGAACCCGAGGCGGATGGGGATTCCAAAGGGGCGGAGCGTTTCCGAAACACACCCCCAGTGTGGATTCCACCCGCACATCGGAACGCTCATAATGGCGCAAATCTTGATGTCGGCGGTGGCTGGTTCAGGTGCGGCAATGAGTTCGCCCGGAACTCCCGACTTCGTAAGTCTGTCGAAACTTTCTTCCAAGGCGCGAAGCCGCGCCTCCTGTGTGTCCTGTGTGCTCATTGGGTTCCTGTGTGTGAGAGAGAAAATCAGACCGTTTTGTTAAGCAGCGCGATGAGATATGGCGCGCAGGCTTGTCCGTAAGTTTCGGGCGTTTCCCTCAGCAGCCGGACCGCTTCGTTTTGGAACCGCTCCGGTTCCTCGCGATAGCGGCGATCCCACTCCGTGAAGGCTTCTGCCAGTTGCTTTTCGGTTGCGACGATTTCCATGGACATGCTCCTGTGTGTGAAATCCGCCCGATGGGGCGGGCGCGCCCAGCCGCGAAGCCGGAACGCACCCACCCGCACACAGGCAGGGTTAAAGACTCAACATAAGATCACGGCGTCATTGCTGCCGCCGGTCATCGCCGACGTGGACGCCGGCGCCTGCTCTTTTCGGCTCAGGGTCGAGAACGCGGCACACGACACCGGCTCGTTCGTGACCCCCGCGGTGCCCGGCGCGACCTGTAAGATCAGGTAGCGCTTGCGCGTGCGGGTGTCACACTCATAGCGGATCTCGCGGCCAAACTTGATGGCCGTCTGATCCGCGACGAACGTGGTCGCGTTAGAGGCGTTGGAGTCCACCGACTCCTTGAGGGAAACGGTAACGCCGTTCGCCGACGCGGTGCCGGTGGTCACGATGTTGGACAGGGCGACGCGGATGGTCGCCCAGTCCGCGCCGAGCGTGTCGATCGCGGCCGACGCGGTCGCGCCGTTCGTGACCCCCGCCGGGCTGATTTCGAGTTTGTCGGTCATGGCAAGTGCTTGAATCATGGGAAAAGCCTTATTTCTAGGAGGTTTCAAGGTCCTTCGCGCCCGCGATCGGGCGCGAAGGAGTTAAAAACACGGGGTGTTGTGAGGATGGGTTAGGATGCGGCGCTGATGAGTCCGACCACGGGGCCGGCGACGGTCGCCGTTCCCACGTCGTGGATGTTCATGTCGATCCGCTCGACGCATCGCAGCGCGACTTGGTTGCGCTCGAACACCGACTGCCCGCCAACGCTGGCGTGTTCAGAGAACGTCACCATCGTCTGCTGGCGGTCGCCGAAGCTCGCGGCCATCGAGTGGTCGCCAAACGTCGCGGCGATCTGCGAATTCACATCCGCCGAGGGCATCGTCTGGCTGAACTCGACCGGGTAGCCGAGGAACAGTGGGCGGGGACGCCGGCTACCGGCGCGGACCTCGCTTGCGGTCACGCCGCCCGCCGCCAGTTCCAACCGCTGCATGGTCCCGTAGTAGAACGAACGGTGCGCGACCCAGCAGGTGCGGTCGTTGTCGGCGTACTGCGGGATGCGGCCCACGGCCTTGTTGAAGTCGGCGAGCACGAACTCGCTGAACAGGTTGCCCGCCGCCAGCACGACGCCGCCGCCATCATCCACACCGTTGATGCGGATCAGCTTCGCGGAGAAGCCTTCGATGCCGCCGTAGGTGGCGCTGGCATCGCCGATGAACGCGCACTGATCTTCGAGAAGAGAGGTCGCGTAGCCGCACTCGTAGGCGAGCTTGTCGCCAAAGTTGATGATCGCGTCCGCATCGACCTGCTTGGTCATCCGGGTCAGGACCATGATGTCCTTGGCGGTCAGGCGAACGTTGTCCCAACTGGTCGTACTTTCCGATCCAGCCGCGCCTTCGCCGACGAAACTGGCGGTCAATCCGCCGGTCTGCCGCGGGTCGGTGCGGGTGTCGCTGCTCATCGGCACCATCATCAGCACCCGGCGGGCGACGCCGTATTGCTCGCGGAGCACGATCAGGTCGCGTCCGAACTCTTCGGGCACCAGGTAGCCGCCGGTGGTGTTGACGTTCTCCTGGTGGAGCTTCTGGAGCAGTTCATCGCCGAACGCCTTCTCGACCATGCCGATGCCGTGCTCGGCGCACCACGCTTGGGCGGTGGCGCTGCCACGGACGGCCAGACCCCACATGCCGAAGCGGTAGGCGCGCTCGTCGGCATCGAAATCGCCGACCTTCTCGGCGGCGAAGTGCTTGGGAGCGCCGAACCGCTTGCACTCGGCGGGGATCTTGAAGGACTTGGTCGGATCGCCGCCAGCGCCGGCGTCGAGGGTGGCGTCGGGCTGCTTGATGCGTTTAACGTTCGTGGGGCTGGCCTTGGCAATCGCGGCCACTTTCGCAGCCACCTTGGTTTCAATTTCCGCTTCGATTTCCGCTTCGGTCTTCACTGGCGCGGTCTTCGTTACTGAAACCGAAAACGCGATGGGAATTTCTTTGCCATCGGCTTCGCGATAAATTTCGTACTCGTCGTCGATGGCCTTTTGCAGATTTTCCGGCTCTGTGGCGTGTTTCGCCTTGAGCATGGGCAGAACCGCTTCCTTGAACACGTCAAGGGGGACCTTCTTTTTCTTTGTCATGGGATGCCTTGAGAGGAGATTGGATAAGACTTTGCGTCCTACCCACTCAAGCAGTCGGATCGACTGCCTCTCTAGGCATGGGCTGCGGATGACACGAGCAGCTACGCGGCGGGAACATCCCGCATTCAAATTTTAGTTAGTGTACTATTTACTCTAAGCTAGTCAAGCTGAAACTTCTGAAACTTCTGGTCAAATTTCGATGTAAATCTCGCCGCGCTGTTTGCGGATTTCGGCGTCCAGGGCCTCTTCGTACATCACTTCGTAAGATTTGCTCATCGGCGGCCCGCAATCGTCGATGTCCATATGGATATATTCCATGGTGGGCAAATCCTTCTTCTCTGGCACCGACACTTCGGCGACGGCGTATTCCTTTTGGACTGGTTCCGCCAACGATTTCGCGCCCTTTTCGTCCGGATCATCGTCCGCGACGGGCATTCCGCACTCATCGCAGTAGTAATCGTCGCCATCTGCGGTCATGTCCGCGACAGGATATTTCTTCTCGCATTTGGCGCAGGTGCCCATTTCTGGCTTGGCGTCGGCGCCGGTGTCCGATTGGCCTTCGGTCATCCCCTTGGCCACCATCGCCCGCGCCGCGCGATTGGTCGGCTTGACGCCTACGCGAAGCCGCGCTAGCACGTCGGCCACTGGTTCTTTGAGGGCGTAAACCGCCGTCACCAGCTCGCGAAGGTGCCCAAACGACATCCCATCCGTCTCTTTGGCCAGCCGCTTGATCTCATCATCCTTCTCGATGCCCTTGAGCTTGTTGAGTAGGTAGGTGTAGCGCCCCTCGTAAGGCGGCGCGTCCACGAACACCTTCTTGTCGAATCGACCGGGCCGCAAAAGGCGTTGCGGGAACCGTTCGAGGTAGTTGGTGGTCGCCAGGTAGAGCACGCCGGCGATAGATTGCTCGCCGTCCAACAGTTGAAGAAACTGCCGCTCTTCGTACCCGATGTATTCGTCGGCGTCCTCCAGCATAACCACGACCTTACGATCGGGTTCGACCTCGCGGAACTGCTGGAGTCCGGCGGAGAGCGTTCCGATGCTCTTCGCATAGAATACCACGTCCCCGCGCTCGACAATCATGTCCGCGACCTGATGCAAAACACACGTCTTGCCGGTTCCGGGAGGCCCGTAGAGCAGCATCCCCCGGTTGTGCATCAGCCCCAGCTTCTCGTAGTCGCCCTTGAGTCCCCAGAACTTGTCGATCTCGCCCAGCGTCTCGGTCATCACCGAATTCTCGAAGGTGTAGAGATCATCGGTCTGCGGCTGCATGCGCACGAACGCGACGCCGCTCCACGTCGAGACGATGCGATAGGCGTCTTTCCCCAGCTTCGGCTCCAGTTCGATGTCTCCGGTCGCCTCGTAGGTGTCGCCGTGCCTGAAATATTGCGAGTAGGTCTGCTGCAACGGCTCGCGCTTCGAGGCTGGCTTCAAGCCCTTGGCGACGGCCGCGGCGGTCATCGCATCCTTGTGGTACTGGCCAAACACCTTGTCAACGCTTGCCTGTGTCAAGAATCCCTTTCCGACAGCCTCCACCAATGCTTCGGGGTTGCACGGAAGCGGCACTACGCTCAATTCGAGAAGCGTCCACCGTCCGTGAACGTACTGGCACCCCTCGCCATATTTCGCGACATCGCGCGACGTGGCGGCGCGACCATCGACCGGCAAAAATCCCACGCTGACCGCGTTCAGGCCCTTATTTTTGAAGAGCCACCAGAGTGTGTCGGGAACCCATTCGATCCCTTCGGGCAACGTCGGCGGGCGCTCTAGGAATTGAAATTTGATGCGCACACCCTCCTCCGTTCGCTGGATCGCCAGCCCCTTCGCGACGGGGAGTTTGCTGCCTTCGTGGATGAAGAACACTTGCGGGTTCTTCTCCCACACCTTGCTCAAGCATCCATCAGGCACCAGCACCTCGCCCTCGTGATCCACTGCCGCCGTCGAAGCGGTCACGGTCACAGTTCGCGGCTCATCGCCGGATATGCGAACGTCCGTCGAGAACGCCTTTTGGATGGTTTCGAGTTCGGCTTTGTGCTGGAGGGTGTCAGTTTTCATAGTTATACTCACGTCATGGAAACGCTGACCAAGAAAAACGCCCTGTTTTTGGCCGCTCAGAAATCATGTGCTTGCGGGAAGCGGAAGAACGCCGATCGACAGGAAATCCTTGGCGAGATCCGAATTCGAGAAGATCGCTGCCTCGAAAATCCAACCGTCGCCCAGGAATGCGCGATGAGGTGTCTGGTCTGCAAAGACGTTCATCTCTTCGCAAACGTCACGCATTTATCCCCATTGGCTTACCGCGAAATTAAGTGCAACGAATAGCCCGCCTCATCCTCGCCCTCATTTCCCTGCCGCTGGATCTGCTGGCGGACTCGCATCGCTTCCGCCTTGATCGGCGGGTTTCGGCGCGGCGTCGCCCGCCGACTCATCGCGGGTGATTGTGATCTGCTCGGGTGGCGCGTCCCCAGGTCCACCGCCCACGATAGCGCCGCTCTTGTCAACTTTGATGTCGCCATTGACGACGGGACCCGTGGTGGACACCACCGGAAGGTAAGGGCCATCCTTATATTCTTCGTTGCGCGGGATGCCAACTTGGTCGGTCAACTCGTCCAGCGCCGTCATGTTCGCCAGCACGTCGTTCACGGTCCCGTCTTTCAAGAACGCGAGATATACCTCCCGCTTGAACTGCGCCTCAGATTCTTCTCGCGCGCCGGCACCATCCACTTTCGGCATCGACGCGACCGCCTTGCCCTTGCGGAGAGATTTCCCGCACTCTCCGCAATAAACGGCGTGAACCGGATTCTGATGGCCGCAACCGCAAAGGCCCTTCCGGTCCGGCCGCTCATCGTTCTGTTCAGAGGACATATTCCCGATCGCCGCAGCGCTCCCACCCGTGTTCCCAGCCGGCGGATAGAGGAAGTCAGCGCCCTCCGCGTCCTGATACCCCAGCTCCTGCCGCCCTTCGTTGGGGCTGACGATCCCGCCCGCCACCAAGGCCACAACTTCCTTCGTCACCGCCGCGCGGTCCTCGAAGGAAACGTGGTCATAGCAGACGAAATAGTCATCGGAACCCGCGAACCGGGGGATGTACCGCTGGTTCAACTTCTGCTCATCGCGCAGACAGTCGGGCCGCACGGTGCCGCGGTAGAAGTTCAGCCGCGCGTTGTCGCCCCCAGAACGATTGGGGTCGTTGGACAGCAGCCACGATACGGGGACGCCCGATCCCGCCGCGATTTCCTCGATCAGGCGCGTCGGCGTGCCCAATTCCTTCGGTTCCCATTGCAGCGCGGTGGCCTTCAGCTTGCCGTTGGTGACCAGGAACTTGCCGCTGTTCTCCGGCCCGCGGAACCGCTCCTGCATTGCGGTTTGCAGCCGCGCCATGGTGTCCTTGTCGCCGCCGTCGGTGGAGAGCACCCAATCCGGCCGGCTCATGTTGTCTTTGAACGCGGTATCTTCCGTGCGCTTGGCGTTGTGCAACCCCAGCGCCAGCCAACACGCTTCATACCAGCCCATGCCGTAGAACAGCCCGCCCTCTTTGGGGTTGGGCATCCGGAAATGATCGACTTCCGCCTCCGAAAACTCGACTTCGTTGGCGGTATTCTTGCCATAGACGTAGCCAGCCACCCGGTTCTCGCCGCTTTTGGCCATGTTGGGCTTGATCGTGGTCCATTGCGGTGGCAGGCGGTAGATCAGCCGCGGCGTCCCCAGCCGCGACTCCACGTAGTAAACCCAGTGATTCCCGGTGATTTGCTGGTCAAGGAAGCGGTCCACCGTCATTTCGTAGCCGTTTTCGTTGGGATTGGGCTCCTGGAGCAGCAACATCGCCGGGTGCGGCTCGATCACCTCTTCAACTTCGTACCCCCAAGCCGCCATCTTCGCCGACACCGCGCGGCTCGGCTTCAATTCTGCGCCGCCCGCGAGATAGCGCATCGCCGCATCTTTCACGCGCCGCGTCTCATACAGCTTTCGCCCACCACTCGACGGGCGCCGTCGCGCGAACATCCGCAGCGGCACGCCCGCGGCCGCGTTGGCTCGGATGGTCGCCGCCGCATACGCCCAGTGGTGAAACTGGCGGACCGCGAGGTGGTAGTTGAACGGGCGCGGCTTTGCGCCCTTGCTCCCATACCCCTCCATGAAGATCGACCCCGCGAGGTACGGCTCCGCAGAGAGGCCCTTGGTTTCGGCGCTGAAGGTGTCGGTGGTGGCGAGGGTGGTCAAGGTTGGGTGCTCGCGAGGTGGAGATGTCTACTGGCCGGCCTTTTATATGTTCCCCACGCCCATCTTGAAGGCATGACAAACGCGCTGCGCGCAAAAAACCATCCCAGCATCTTCCACGCGCTCTGAATTCGTCCGTTGCCGAACGCGCGAAGCAGGCCATATCGAAATGAGGTTCGCAGGTAGACGTTCATTTTCCACCCCCAATATGCTCCGCCAGCCGCCCCAGCGCATCCGCCGCCTCGCTCAGCAGCCCGCGCGTCGCCTCATCCCGTTCCACCCCTAGGTTCGCCCGCACGTTGACGAACAACGACAACACCTCATCGCGCGACTGGTCCGTCGCGACCGAATACGACTCGCCTTTGTGGGTCCATTCGATGCGGTGCATCACTCAAACTTCCCGTTGCGATAGGTGCTAACCTCGCGACACGCCACCGTCCCTGCGATTTGGCGAGGCGATGAAGACAGTACGACGGTGGCATCGGCGATTTCGTCCAGGTCCTCGTAAGCAAACGCGACTTCAATCTGTCCAGCCAGCGATATCGTCGCCCGCCCATCGGCGTGTTGGGTGACGTTGAAACTGGTCGCGCGAACGGGGAAATACATCCCGTTGTGGCGGATGATCGCCACCATGCCGGTATCTAAGATTTTGACAGCCATCACGCCACCCCCCTCTGCCGGATCATTGCCGCCACGTCCGCGCGGTATGCACGATACGGCGATTGATTGCGATCAATTCCCTGGCCAGCCTCCAGCCCATCCGCCACCTTCGCGCACGACTCGCGCTCTTCGGCGATGGCCTTGTCGATCAGGTCGGCGATACAGCGGCGGATGTGGGGAAGGGCGTTGAAGGATTCGGTCTCGCCCAAGGGCGGTGTCAGATAGCGGGGGAATTTCTGCGGATCGCCCGGCGTGGAAAACCTGATGCCATCTCCGGCAATGGCGATAGATGCAGCAGCGATTTCCTCGCCGCGGGTCGGCTCTCGCACCTTCTTGTCGGCCAGCCCCGGCATCATATTTTCGTTGCCCGAGCCGAGCGTCGTAAGGCCCTGATCTGGCTGGTTAATCCTCAGCAGGCTTCTCGCCTCATCCTGCGTGAGCAATGTCGCCTGATACAACTCTTTCACAATCATCGCATTTGCATAATCCATCTCGCGTTTCCTTGGGCATCCCGGCCCGGTTAGACAATCTTCGCCTTACGCCGCCATTCAATCGTCCGCAGAAAAAGCAACCACGCCGCCTCCCGCTCCATTTCCCGTTTCGGCATATGCGCTGATCCATAAAGAGGTATGGGCGGGAGCGCCTTCGGCGTCGTCAGGTTCAGGGTGAAAATCTTTGTGACTTGTTCCATTGGCGCTCCTAGACAATCGCAAAAGTAAACGTGCTCGCCGGCTCACCGGTAATCCCGCGCCCCAGCCCCATGATCGCCGCGACCACGCCGTCAATTTTCTTCCGGTGCTGGTTCTCGGGCTTGATCGGCCGCATGTTTCCCGCCTCATCGCGCTTCACCGCCGCGTTGCCCATCATCCATCGCATCACCGCATTGCCGTCGTGCGCCAGCCCGCCACTCACGATCAGCCGCTCGAACTCCTTGCACGGCTCGTTCATCGAGATCATCCCCTGCCGGAACTCCACCATCTTGATTCCGTGGTGATCTTGCAGGCGGTTGCTGGTCGAAACACACTGCCAGGGGTCGAACGCGACATCCTCCACCGCATACTCGCCGCACAACTCCACGATCCGCGCCTCGACGATGTCGTAATCCGTCACGTTCCCCGGCGTCTGCACCACCAGCCCGCGCGTCGTCCACTCCGCATAGGGGATGCGGTCCAACCGTTCCCGCTCCGCCGCAGAAGCCTCAGGAATCCAGAAGAATGCCAGCACCCGCCACTTCGGGTCCTCCTCGGTCGGCGGGAACATCAGGACGAACGCCGTCAGGTCGAGCTTGGAAGAGAGATCCAGCCCGCCGAAGCACTTGCGGCCCTTCAACCGCGACACGTCGAACGTCGGGTCTTTGCACAGGTCCCACGTCTCCACCGGAATCCACGCCTCAACCTGGTCGGTCCAGATGTTCAGGTGTTTGCGAAGAAACTTGTTGCGCTCCGAAGGGATCGATTGTGCCTTGAGGCACTTGTCGGCTAGGTCGTCCGGCTTGACCGACACCCCATAGTTTGGGTTGGCCTTGCGCCACACCTCGGGGTCCGCCCAGTCATCATCCTTTTCAGCAGCACTTATCAGGGCAAAAAACGAATCGTTGCGCACCCCATCCTCTTTATCGAAGTCATTCAGCAACTTCTCCGCGTATTCGTGCATCGTTCCGCAGAACGAATCGGGGTCACTGCCCGCGGTGGTGATCCCGATAATCATCGGCTGACGCCGCGCGCCCGTCGCCGTCTCGATCACACTCCACATCCCGTTGTCGCGATGCTCGTGCAGCTCATCTCCGATGCCGCCATGAACGTTCAAGCCATCCTGGGTCTTGCTGTCAGCCCCCAGCGGCTCCCACTTCGACGCCGCCTTCATGTAGGCGATGTTGTTGACGTACTTGCCGCCCGAAACGTGCAGCCGGCTCTTGAGAGATGTCGAAGCGCCGACGAATGCCGCCGCGTCGGTCATGACGATCCGCGACTGTTCCTTTTTGGTCGCGAAGCTGTAAACTTCCGCCCCCGGCTCACCATCGCCCATCAGCAGATAAAGGCCGACACCAGAGATCAGGGTGGTGTTGTGCGTCGGCACCATTCCCTCGCCCGCGAGATACAGGCGGGACGGAGAATCAACCTGAATGCAGCGGACCGGTACGGATTCTATGGGGTTGACGGCGACGATCTGCCGGAAACTTGAGCGGGCCACCATTGCAGGACGCGGCTTCTGCCTTGTCGTCTTCCTTCTAAGGCGAAACACTGGTCGATCGGCGTAGGCGTGGAAGATGATTCTGAACTTTTCCCCGCAGTCCTCGCCGTAGATGGTCGCGCGGGCCGTTTTAATGACAGGCTTGAATCCAAGACTCCTCGCAAGTTCCAGAAATCCGTCGCGGAGCGCCACGCTCGTCGTTGTAAACTCGCACTGACCAGACTTGCCGCAATAACCGTCCGTGTCCATAAGCCCTTGGATCATGGCGGTTCGCTGTCGAACGGACCCGCGAAGGTAGGCGGCCGGGATATGTTTGTTGTTGAGCAGGTTCAAATCGCGCAGGGCTGATCGGAGCGGATTTGCTCGCCCCTTGGCCGATCGATGGCCAACGGGACTGATCGTTGCCGTAACCGCGTTACTGCGACGGTCGCGATTCCAAACGCCAAGGCAAACCCCAGCATCGCGAAGGTGGCTGACCAGCTCATCTTCTGCGCCATCGAACGTCAGGCGGTTGCAAGCAGAATGGCCGTCGCCCAGCCAAGCCCCCAAGACATAGGGGTCGATGGGAAATTCGCGATCTTCGCACTCAATCGCATCTGCAACGGGGATTCGATGGTTGTATTCAGGAATGCCGCTCCGCAGATGCGATGGACGAGATACAAGCAGCGTTCGCCGAATGTCCACCGTCGTCTTCGCGATTGGCTTCGGGCCAGCGTTCTTTCCGCCACGCCCTTTCAACCGATCACGGTCCGTTCGTGCATCGGTGAGCCAAAGGTGCTCGGCATCTGCAACAACAGAAGTCCCATCCGAAAACTTAACTTGGTAGCAATCGCGCCCGTGCATCATGTCGGTCGCAAACGTCACGCAGCACTGCTGGCCTCGCTCGTCAAATACAACGTCGCCAACTTTCAAGTCGCCCATTGCGACCCAACCCGTTGGCGTTGGGATCGGTGTATCAATCGCCAAGGCCTTCCCATTTTTGCGGGGAACCTCGATATATCCCTGCCGAAACCGCCGCGTCCCATCCGCGCGCTTCCACCCGAACAGCACCCATAGGATGAACGCCTGCCATGGCTCTGGGCGGATCACCTCGCCGGGAAGCCCATTCTTCGGCCCCCACTCCCCTTTCCAGTGCCGAAGGAAGCCGAAGAACCGGATCACCCGCGCCGCCGCCTCCTCATCGAACCACAACCCGCGCTCTTCCGCGTGCTCCAGGTCGTGAACCTGCCGCTTGACCGCCGCGATCACCAGCCGCGCCGCCGGCACAGTGCCATCCAGCACCCCGTCCATGTACTCGCGCACCACGGAAGCGGGATCGGCAAAAACCTGGGGTTGGTCGAGGGTGGCGGTCATTTGAATCGAGTCAGGTCGTCCAACTCGCGCAACCACTCAGGCGGAACTTCTTTCGCGACTTCGGCATAACGGGCAATCGCCTCAAGGATGTCCGTGATGCGCATTTTGACGTGCAACCAACGGGGCATCAGTCCAAGTGGCGGCTTGCGCAGTTCTTCACTCATGCCTGCCCCACCAATCGCATCCCACCCCCACCAAGAAACTCCTCCATCGGGTCCTTGTCCTGTTCCGGCTCGCTCGCCACCTTCGACCGGCTGACCGGCGTGAACCCGAACTCCACTTGAAACGCCTTCATCTGCTGGCGCGAGTCCTGCGCGATTCGCACCGCGGGGTTCACCTTGAGCAGCCCGTTCGCGTCGTACATGATCCCGCGCGACTTGATCTCCGCTTCCGCCATCATCCACACCGCCACCACCGAGCAGTAAGCCATCAGCGCCCCGCGATCGACACGCTTGAGCAACTTCACCTCGCCCACCTCGGAAACCACCCGCGCCCATTCCGCCTTGGCTTCGTCGCACAGGTGGCTGGGACAGTCCGGGTTGCCCGATGGAAACGAAGGCTCCGCAGGGACAGGACGACGCCCAGCGTTGCCCTGGAGTTCGCGGATCGCGTTGGGCTTGCGTTTACGACCTTTCATACGTCACCGAAAAATTCCCCAGAATCGCGCCGCCATCTTTCTAAT